TTTATACTTTATATATTTTAGTACCCACGAATACCCGCTATGTTCGTGTGCGTTCCAAACTCCATTAAACTGGAGTTCAGTTTGAATTTGGTCACCTTTTTTGAGTGACTGAACGGGTGTGTCCCCATCGACATTACACATAACGCGACGGTACCTAAATGGAACTTTTATTTTTAAAACATTACCTTCGAGTGGATCGTCGAGTTTGTCTGGAAAAAGAATAGTATCAGATCTATTTACGTGTAAACCGAGTATATAATCACGAACTCTATTGGGTACGGTAATTTTCATATACTTTTTATCGTTATATTCGTACATTGGTTCGTACACGGTAGCTTCCACTGAATACACCATAATATTAATATATATAAAACTTTAGTTTTTAAATAACATAATGATATATGTAGATATTTTTGGGTGGTTAGGTGGAATACTCTTAACATTAAATTTAATACCTCAAATATACAAAGCTAATGTAACTAAAAAAGTTGAAGATATAAGTACTACATTTATAATAGTAAACGTGACAGGTTTATTATTATATTCGATATATGGATTATACTACGAGATATATCAAGTCGCTATATCATCCCTGACGAGTTTGTGTATTAGTTTATATTTTTTGTATCTTAAACTCACACTTTAATCTTTACGCGTGTAAATGATTATCAGTGATAATATTAAAACAATGAACAAAACGTGTGTAATTAAAACGGGGTGTAAAGGTTTTCGCGTTTCGAATGTTTGGTGACAGAATGAACGACCGACTTCTACAGCGGCTTCAATACTTGAGAAGGGTGTTTTTCTTTCTGACATCATACCACATAAAGCAACTTTTGAAGATTTACCGTAAAATGGAACTTGTCCGTATAAGCTTAAAACACCTGAAGATTGTTCGAAAGACCATTTTCCATCTTCCCAATGTGTACCCCATCCTATACGAATATTCGTTGGTTTTCGTACACACAATTGTTTAACAACTTCACTTTTAAGTGTTTCTGGATCTATGGATAAAACCTTTTCATTGAGATTACATATAACACACGAAATGGTTTTTCCATCACTAAGAACCACGGGTTGTAAATTAAATTCTGTTTCCATAGCATATTCTAAATCGCTTTTAGGTAAACGAATCGGTTCGTCGTAATCTAATAAAATGGTAATACATCCATAAGTACTTGTACCAATTTTTTTGAGTGCGTCGTTACCCCAATTTTCACCTACAAGTTGTAACGCTTTACTATTATCTATACACAAAACGAGAAGACCATCTTTTATCCTTGTTTTGTTTGTAAAAATAGCTTCGTATCCATCTTCTTCATAGTGTACCTTTTCAACCTCGTGACCAAACATAAACGTGGCACCTTTTTCTACGAGTGCATTTTGCATTTTATCAGACATGACTTTACCCGAAACTTTTTGAACGTACTGTTTAGACATACCCACGTTATCAAAACTTTTTACAAACTCAAATGCTGACATTGTTTCCCAATCAACGCCGTCCATGAGTAAAGGTAAAGCTTTGAGTAATTTTTCACCCGATTCTGAAAGTTCTCCGAGGGCATCCTTAAGTGTTATACCTTTGTATCTGTTGGGTTGTGCTAAAACACGTACCGCGAGTGATGTTAAAGTTAAATAATCCATTGGTTTAAGGCTTTTGAATACTGTTTTATATACACCAGTATACGCGGGTTGAAACATTTCATCCCATTCAATACCCATTTCTTCAAATAAACTATTTGTGTTTACGAACGCGTTATCAAAGAGTAATCTATGCGCGTGTAAATCTCGTTTGTCTCCGGATGGCTCCCACCACGATCCACCTGCAGATTCTTTGCGATCGTATATAGTAACTTCATGGTCTGTTGACCTGAGTATTTCCCATGCGACTGACATACCGGTTGGTCCGGCGCCTATTACGTGAACTCGCATTTATATATACATACAATTATTATTTAGAAATATACAACAAATCTCGTGTGAGATGATACGTTATTAAAAGTAAGAACGAAAGTAAAGTTTGTGCGTCTAAATATTCAATACCCGCGATTAGTAAAAATATATTTAAAAGTACGTGCATGGGAAACGGGGTTTCTGGACCCCACCTGGAATGATACCCATATGTGGCTCCACCTGAGATCATGAGTGCGTTCATGAGTGTTTTGTAAGATGGTTTGTATAAAAACCATGCAGTGTATAAAAGTGCGACGTACGATATAAATATAGACCGTCTAAAAAATTCCTTGACTGAATCAACAATTTGTAAAGGTTTCTTTTCTATGAGTCTCGATTCCCAGTGTGGGCCGAGTATGAGATAAGATGCATACAAAATTAAAAATATTTGCCACATTATTTATAGTAATATAAGATTTATTTAAAGAAATATTATATAGGTAATATTAGGATGACACTATGTTTGTCTACGAATATTCCAATAAAAATACCCTCCAAACATAAGTCTAAAACATGGAAGTTTGCAGGTGAATTTTTATTACGGAAACAGTTCCAGAAAGATCAGGTGGAATTTGGTAAATGGGCGCGTGATCAACTCATAGAACTTGGACCTACTTTTGTTAAGTTAGGGCAAATTGCATCTTCGCGCGTCGATTTATACCCTTTGGAGTTTACACAACAACTCGAATCTTTACAGGATAATGTACCACCTATCGCTAATAGTGTTATTCGATTAATGGTTAAACCTCATATGAGGGATAATATTTTTTCATATTTTGATTACGAACCATTTAAATCTGCAAGTATAGGTCAGGTTCACAGGGCAAGATTATCATCGGGTGAAGAAGTTGTCGTAAAGCTCAAAAGGCCAAATATATACAATATAATGAAAAAGGATACTGATAATATTAAACAAATTGTTGAATTTTTAGAAAAAGTTGGTATAGATACAGGTACAAATACAGGTTATGTTCTCGATGAATCTATAGATTATTTATTAGCGGAATCAAATTACGAACAGGAAATAGCTAATGCAAAAATGTTTAGAAAGCGTTTGAAAAAAATTCCATGGATAAAAGTGCCCAAAGTATATACCGAATTATCTAGCGAAAATATGATAGTTATGGAATATGTTCCTTCAGAGAAATTGGAATCGATAAGTGATACACGTGTAAATAAAAAGAAAGTGTGTGAAGCTCTTATTAATTCATATGTTATTCAAACAATGGATAAGGGATTTTTTCATGCAGATCCACATCCCGGTAATTTAGGATTTTCGGGTGATGGTAAACTTGTGTTTTACGATTTTGGTCTTGTTATAGAGATTTCTGACGAAATAAAAGAGGGTTTCAAAGAAATGTTTTTACATATAATAAATAAGGATACGAAAGGAATTGTTGATGTACTTATACGATTAAAAGTTATTTTACCGACAACTAAAGATACGAGTGATATAGAACTCTTTTTTAAAACAACTCTTACTTATTTGGAAACTTTAGATGGAGTTAATTTAAAAGACGAAATATTAAACGATGATACGTTACTTAAACTCGCACAAGAAAAACCATTTATCATACCAACGTCGTTTGTGTATCTCGCAAAGACATTTTCGACTATTGAAGGTACATGCGTAAAACTCGATTCAGATTTTACATATATAGAGTACCTTGAACCTATACTCAGAGAACAGGTTTCCGACGTTATAGATATAGGTGATATATTTTCAACTGCTACGGAAATGCCCAATCGTGTAAAGAATATAAGTACAGCGGTTTTAGGAATGGAAAAATCAAGAGCATCCATGAAAAGATCCATAGATAAAACGAGAAGAGAAATGAGGTACGTGCAATACAGTGTTTTATCGGCTGTATTTGCAGGTAACTTATTTGAACAATATAAAGAATTGTCTATGTTTTTAACACTAATAAGTCTGGATTTGGCATTTAGGGCTTTTCGTAAAAATCTATAGCGGTTACTTCACTAGTTTGTGTACTAGAACTTTTTTGGGACTCTTTAAAGAAATCCTTATGTTTTTGGAACAAATTTTGACTACGTTTAATTTCGTCTTGGGAAATTTCTTTTAATTTTTCTTTCATGTTATCTAATTGTTCTTGTCTCTGTTTACGAAGTTTTTTACCAAACTTCTTAAACTTTTTCTGTGTTGATTGAAAATTGGCAGCTGCTGTTGAAAGTGAAAACATTATTGTTTATTTATTATTACTCGATATTTTTATCAAGGCCCAAACGTCTTAATTTTTCCTGAAATTCGCGGCGTTCGCCTACTGATTCTATAGGTGTACCATTTGAGATAGCTTCAATTTCTGGTCCTGATAATTGAATCGAGTTCATTCTAAAATCCATAAATGCTTTCATGGTAATTGGTACGAGTGGTTGTACGAGTTCATAAATAGCATTTGCATAGTCTCTAATTTCTTTCTGTGCACCTGGTTCCATTCTGAGACGAAGATAATGCATGAGATTATGTAGATCTATTTTCCAGTAAAATTCTGTATATGTTGATTGTGTAAGCCGTCATCGAGTAGGTATTTGTATATTTCATATGAAGTATCGAAATGTTTATTTAACACATTTTCACGTTCATCGTTCTTATCAATTTCACCTTCTGAACCCTGATGGTTTACTTTTGACTGACCACGTAAAACTTCAGGTTTGTAATATTGTTCTGGGACTATGGAATATCGAGCCGAATATTCATTGACACTCGCCATTCTATGACGCTTATGCCAATGACGCATTAAATATCGAATAAGACCAGCATCACCTCGAGACGTCTTTGTTCCCTCTCCGTAAGAGACCCGAGCGGCTTGAACAATCGCTGAATCGAGTTCCTTTTGTGGCATGTAATCCACAAGTCTAACAAAACCATGATCAAGTACTTTTTTCTCCATTTATGAGGGTAAAATATATGCACCACTCAAATATTTCAGGGGGTTAAGTTCGCTTAAAAATGTCGAAACGAGGTACAAAAAGATGTTAAAAAAAGACTATACACCTTTTAAAACTGATAAAAAGGTTGAAACAAGAACGTCGAGTTATACATTAAAGTTTCGTAAGAAGTATCCAGGTGTAACGAAACTCAAAGATATATCTAAAGTGACAGGTATACCATTGAAAACTTTAAAAACAGTGTACGATCGTGGTTTAGCCGCATGGCGAACGGGACACCGACCAGGTGCGAGTCCACAAGCATGGGCATACGCGCGCGTACACAGTTTTGTTGTTAAGGGAAAAACGTATTATACGGCTGATAAGAATTTACGTTAAACAAGTTCCTTAACTAAATCGTCTATACTCTTATAGTACCGCTTCAGATCTTTCATGAACCGCTTGTTATTTTCGAGAACTTCTGCATCTGTTTTATTCTTATAAATGTATGCTAAATTTGATTTTGAATACCGTGTTCGTTTCTGGTTCTCGTTAGGTTTTCTAGGAACGAGTTTTTTACTCTTTTTCGAAACGCTTTGTACAGGTTCAATGCGTTTCGTGAAACTAATGGCTTGCATGACCGTGTCGGCAAGATCATCTTTCTTTTTAGATGCATTGAATATAGGAATCCAGTGTGCATTAACGGTATTGTTCCATATGAATTGCTGACATCGTTCAATGGATGCTTTCTTGCGTTTCGTATACATGACTTTACCCGGACCAGCAAAATCGGGTATTTTGAACCGCGCATCGTAAATGATCGTTTCGGCTTTTGGATTGCGTATAACGAAATAGGCGTGGAGAAAGTGTTCAACTATTTTCATTTTCCTATTCTTATCGGGTTGTTTTTCAATAAGAACCGTATCCGCTTGTAAAACCCATGGTTTATCATCTAAATGGTCTCTTAAAGAAACAAATAAGCCGTCTTTATGTTCAGGAGGTA